TTGGGGAAAATAAAGCGATTTATGCGACATTTTGGGGAATTAAAGCATCATTAAGCTCTCTGCAGATCATTGGCCGTCGCGGCGGTGGCCAGCATCTTGTCCATGCCCGGCACATAGGGTTCGCCACGGAAATTGACGGCGTTATTGAACTTGGCCACGCAGGTGCCGAAGGTTTTGTCGCATCCGGCCACCGCCTTGAACGTATCGCCGGCCGCAATGATGTTCGGCATCGGCAACACCAGCGTAAATTGCTTGTTTGAGAATTCCTTGATTTCCATCTTCCGTCCGGCATTGGCGCCGGTCAGCCACTCGATTTCGCCCAGCGAGAAATAGCCCGCCGCCTGTGTCGCGCCGTTGCTGATGAACACCTGGCGGCTGGTGACGTTGTTCACCGCGCCGGTGTAGGTGAATCCGGCCAGCGCCGCCTTGCAACGGCTGTCTCCGAACACCGCCCGGCAGGTCGGGGCATAAAGTTCCACGATATTCTGCTGGAGCTTCTGCGCCAGCCCGCGCACCTCGGCGATGAACTGTCCGTTTTTGATGCTCACTTCGCCCAGCCAGCCGCGGCGGTGGGTGATGACACCCTGGCTTAAGTCAGTGACGTTCACCATGAAGATTTCGATTTCGGCGAAATCGTATTTACCGGCCATAATGTCGGCCTCAGTGATCGCGGCGCTGTCGAGGATGCCCTGCACATCGAGGTTATCGACCGAAAACCTGTCCTTGCTTTCGATGCTGCTGGGGCTGATGCCGGTCGCCGCCTTATAGGTGACGCTTGAAATCACCAGATCGGCGGTGTGATCGGTGAATCCCAGCACCGTGTTGTCGACCAGCGTCAGTTTCCAGCAGATGGCCAGGCTGGTGACTTCTCCGGCCAGATGCGCGGTCAGATTGGAGGAAGCGGTTCTCATACCCTGATCTCTATGATGGGAATGGCGTCCCACACGAACTGGCCGGGGCCTTCCGCGCGCACGCTGATGGCGTCTGTGTCAAACCGGACAGGTACATCGAAATCAAAATCGGCGCTGACGGCCACCCCAGCACCGGGCGCAGAACTGAACGTCACGATTCCGGTGGTGTGGTCGATGGTGAAACCCGATGATTGCAAAATGCTGTTCAGGTAAATTTTAACCGTACCGTTAACGGGTTTCTTAATATCCCGCTGATAGGTATAGCCTCCGCTATCATAGAGTTTTACCAGCTGGAACGCGGTCTGCGCGCCGTTGCCAGTGCCGAGGGATTGCCCGACAGCCTGATAATCCGACCAGTCTTTGAACCGGAAGCCGTGCGCTTTGCCGAAGCGGGCGCGGAAGAACGCGATTACCGCGTCCATATCGGATTTGTTCTTGATGCCGGTCGAAACATCCCAGCGTCCGCGCGACTTCTGCCAGTTGATGTTCCGCTGCTCGAACCCGGCAAAGGTGGTTGTGACGCTGGTGTTGAACTCCGGCCCACCCGCCGCGCCATAGGCAATCTTCGGCGGGAATTGCACTTCGTGAAATGCGGCCATCAGTTGTTCCTCGTCCGAAAGCGCTGCATCTCACCGGCGAATTTCGCCATGATCTGCCCGCGTGAATCCATGAAACTCTGCGCATTGGGCGTGCTGATGTTGAAGGTAACGTTCATGCCTCCCATGCGACTGTTTTTCGGCAGCACCGTTTCCCCGCGCTGGAGAATGGCGGGGAACTCATCCGGCATCAGTCCGCCATGCAGACGGGGTGCGCCGATAAAGGCATGGGCGGGAACGGCGCGGCGGGAAACGCTGGAAACGCCTACCATGCCGCCGCCATGGAAAAGGCTGCCGAAAATATCATCGAAGAATCCGCCCAGGAATCCGCCGCCACTGCTGCCACCGCCAGAGCCGCCTTTAAGGATGTCACTCAGACCACCGGCTATCGGGCCGGTGATATTCTCGCGGATGAACATGCGCAGGATATCCTGCTGAATATCCATCACCAGATCGCCCAGCTTTTTGAAGGAAAACTCACCGGTCGACACCATCTCCACCAGCGTGTCTTCTACCTTCCTCGCGGCACCGCCGAATAATTCCTCAGCATTTTTCGCGGCATTGGTGGCTTCGTCGGCATATTTATCCAGCGAGCGGACAACGCCGTCTTCCCATTTACGGCTGTCGTCCAGCGATTTCTGGTAAATGTCCTTGAGCCGCAGCGCGTAAATCTGCTCGACAGCTTCGATATATTTCTGATTGGCCTCGGTAGCGCCGCCCAGATTCTCAATAGTCTGGTCTTTCCACTCATCGAGCGCGGCCTTGGCTGTATCGTATGAAGGTTTGAGCCGTACCAGATCGCGGTTGATTTCCTCTACCGCTTTTTTATGCGCCTCATCGGCTTCCTTCGCGTGCTTGGCAGCTTCTTCCCGGTCATAGAGCGCACCGGCCAGTTCCTCCACCTTGCGCCTGTATTCTTCCGTGGCGCTGGCGTTCAGCTTGTCGACTTCGGCCTGGATGAACCGGCTGCGCGGGTCGCCAATGCCTTCCAGCCGCAGGCGCTTTTCAAGGCTTTCGGCGACTTTCTGATTGGCTTCCGCCAGTTGCAGGGCGGGTTTGGCCGCTTCCTCGTCCAGCTTGGCGAGTTTCGCGCGGGTGCTGGCGTCAATGGACTCCAGCGCACGTCGCGCACCCTCGGCATTGTCCTGGTTCTTGAATAGACCGGCGACACGCTGCTTGGCTTCCTCGGCTTCCGCCAGAATTTTATCGCGCTCGGTCTGCGTGGTTTCGCGCAGCTTCTTCTGGAATTCCTTTTCAATTTCCAGCAGCGTCTGATTATGCCGGTCGGTGGCCGCTTTTTCCGCCACCACCAGCGCCTGCCGCTTTTCCTCGTCGTTTTTGCGCTGTTCTTCCGCCAGCGCATCGTTGATGGCCTTCAGTTCACGCTTTTTCTGATCGAGGACAGGCGCGCTTCCCAGCACCGCCCGGTCAACGCGCGTGCCGAAGCTGTTTTCCAGCTCGGAGATTTCCTGCTCAAGCTGGGATTTACGGCTCTGTGGGCTGGGATCGATGGCCTGTTGCAGACCGCGCACCACCTTGGTCAGCGCGGTAAGGCTGATCTGCGCGGCGTCAGATTCGCCCACGGTACGCCCGAACGATTCCAGCAGATCGTCCCATGCATCGCCCAGCTTGTTGCTGGCGCCGGTCAATCCCTTTGCCTGTTCTTCCGCCAACCCCTTCGTCTTGCCGGCCAGATGATCCAGTATGATTGCTTGCGCGGACGCAATGTCACCCTGCTTCACGAAAGCTTCAATCGCCTCTTTTTGAGCGGGCAGAAGATCTTTGAATCGGTTCTTTAACTTGCCTAAACCATCTTCCGGATTCTGTAATGCTTTCCCAAGCATTTCCGCGGCGGACGGGACATCGGTACCCAATCTCGCGGCTAAATCCGTGGAAACCTGCAAGGTGCGCAGGAACGTGTCGCCGGCTACGTCCTGGAAGGTAGTCAGCGCGGCGGCGGCCTGCTGGATATCCGTTTTCTTGAATAGCGTATTGCGCTCAATGGCCTCGCCCAGCGCCGTGATCTCACGCGCGGTGACGCCGGACTGGGAATCCGTCGCCTTGAGCGCGGCGTTCAGGGCATTAAGCGCCTGTTCCGCATGCTTGAACTCGGCGATGCCTTTGGCCGTGGCGATCGCCACCGTGCCGATGACCGCCGCCACCGCCAGCCCGGCAGGGCCTAGCCGCGCCAGCACGCCGCCCACAGAACCGGCGCTGCTTGCCAGATTCTCCATGCCGATGCGGACTTCCTGGCTGACGGCGTTAATGGCGAGTAAGGATTTGGAGGCGGGTATGGTCGCTTCACGGATTTTCGCCAGCGCCCGTTGACCGGCTTCCCCGGTGAGCGTCAGCTCGCGGCGAACCTTGTCACCATCGATGACCGCGATCCGGATCGAAACATTGCGTGTGCTGACTGACGTCGCCATGGTTTTTGACTGCCTGTAAAAGCCCTTGTTCGGCATGGTGGAAGAGATGCAGGAGCGCGCCGGTGCCGTAGCCAAGCGCCTCGGCGATGGCGGCGAGCGCGGCGACGTCGAATCCCACCACCACGGCGCCCGCGAGACGTGCCTGATTGGCGCCGCGCTGGATCACGTCCCAGACCTCGTATCCTTCCTGCGTGAGCGGCTGATGGGCGGTGTATGGGCAGAATTCACCGGTCAGGGGGCTGGCTTCGCCTTGCGCGCAGGGGAGTTCCGCTTCCTTGCACCCCCGGCAATATTCCGGCCCGCCGCCGAAGTGCCATTTGCAGCGGGCCGCGAGGCGTTTCCCTCCGCTTCCAGCAGATCGAGCGAACGGGTGTATTGATTCCAGAATTCCTGAGCGACGAACCAGATATCCATCAGATCGGCCACGGTCTGCGCATTCACCGGCGCGGGCGTATCGCTGTCCGGCAGCATCACGCCTTCCCACTCCAGGATGGAATGCCGCGCCAGCGCCGTGATCAGCAGCGTCTCGGATAAAGCATTGCGGATATGAGGATCATCAATGTCGGGAATCCCGGTGACATCGGCACCTGATTCCAGCCGTGCCGCACGTTCTTTGCGCAACTCCAGCATTTCGCGCACCGCCTGATTCTGCGCCACCTGCATGACGGCGCTGGAAAGCGGTTTGACCTTGACGCGCACCTGCGCCGGAAGTTCCAGCCAGTACGGTTCTTTCTGCAAATTGAGTTTAAGCATAGGCGGCCACATCGTTTTTGAGGGTTACGGTGACGGATTTCTCCAGGGCTTCGTCGAACACGGCCTGCCAGTTAAAGCTGGTCTGGACACCTCCCGGTCCACTGATAGGAATGCGTGGGCGCGGCAGATAGACTTCATGGAATGTCCAGGCGAGGCTGAAATTGTTCCCGTCCAACCCGCCCAGCCGGTACGCCAGCTCCAGCTCGATGGCAGAATTATTAATGGCGTCGTCGATCAGCGTCGTGTCGGCGAAGCGCACGTCGATACTGCCGGTGGCGGCGAGGATGGTGGGATCAACACCGTCAATCAGCGCGTCGTTGCGCAGCGTCGGGATGGCTTGGGCGCCATTGGCGTAGGTGAATTGCGCGCCGGTGACATTTCCCAGTGCCGTGCCATTGCGTTTGACGGAGCCGTTGAACTGGCTGAATGGCTTGTAGACGCGCGTGGTCGGTGTGCCGCCCTGCGAGGAGGTAAAGCGGGTCTCACCCTGGGCTATGACGTTCAGCGTGGCATTGGCCGCGCCGGAACGCTGGAAGTTAAACGCCATGGAGTTGAGAATGCAGCCGGTATGTACAAAATAAGCGGGCACATTCTCATGGCCGATTTGCAGAGCGAAGGACGGAAGCGCCGCCGCGCCGCTTTCATAGGTATGGGTATAACCGCCGCCCGACAGCGTCGCGCCGCTGACTACCGCGTTGGCGTTGCTCGACGCCAGCATATAGGCATTGCCCGCCGGGCCAGCCGTATCGTGGGCGATATTGAGCTTGGTCGCCGTCGCCGAATAGGTGGCGGGCGTGATGCTGCCGTTCGCCGATCCATTGAGATCGGTGGCCAGCTGCGTAAGCGTCGCCGCCAGCGATCCCTGGATCTGCGTCTGCGTCGCGCCCGGCGCACCGGTGACAAACGTCCAGGCCACACCGTTCAGCGTAATGATATGGCCGTTGCTCGGATTGGCCGTGAAGGTAATGTCGCCGCTTGCCGCCACCGATGCATCGACCGGCGCGCCTAGCAGAAATCCCAGCCAGCGCCCGAAATCACGGCATTCCACCGGAATCACCAGATTGCCTTCGTCGTTGATGACATCGCGGAACGGCGCGCGCGGTTCTCGGCCTTGCCCCAGCAGATCGGAGGCCAGAAGATTCTGCTCAGCGCTGATGTCCGACGACACGAACGCGAATTTTTCCCAGTTGCCGGGAGGCTTTACGCCGTAAGACGCTTCTTTCAGGGCGAGCAAAGTCGCCGCCGAACCATAGGATCGGGCCATAACTATCTCCTTAAGGGTTAATCAGATGAGCGGATTGCCGGTGTGGAAACGCAGCAGCACGGTGACGGTCGCCGCCCGCATCGCGGGCGCGCCTTCGATGGCTTCCTGCAAAAATTCCGGCGCCTGGGATTCCGTCCATTCGGCCAGACCGCCGAGCGTGCGGTCGGCTTCAATCATCGCGCCGATGCCGGAGAGCCATTCATCCAGCGACGTTTCCTGCTGCTCGGCGAAGGCGGTGTTGGTGATGATTTCCAACTGCGCCTGGTGTTCGTAAATGTAGGTGAGCGGCGACAGCAGCACCTCCGGATCGCCGCTCGCGCCGTCGCGCAGCACGATGACCGCGCCGCCCTCTGGCACTTTCTGCACCTTGTCCGGATTGCGCAGCACCTTGACGTTGTCCGATTCCAGCGTCCGCAATCGCTCGAAAAAGGCAGCAAGTATCTGTTCCCTGACGCTAGTCATCGCGTATCTCCGGCCAGTTTTGCAGGATCAGTCCCGGTAGTTTGTCGCGCCAGCGCGCGGCAGCGGGGTCAATATCCAGCCGTTTTTTCAGTTGCACCTGCGGCAAGAGGATGAACATCACCACCGTGGCAAGGCCGCGCCCGGTGCGCAGAGCCGTGGCGGAAGCCTTGCGGAAACCGCCGCGTTTGCCCGTGCCCGCGCGCAGATTGTCCACCACCAGCAGCGACGGCGCGCCCCGGCGATAGACAAAGCGCAAGCGCCCCAGCGAATGCTCCGGGAAATTGGACGGATTGATGCGCTTGCCGCCCACGCCGCGTTTCGGCGCCGCCGGAGTGGGAATCGCCAGG